CGACACTGTTGTGCAATCTGTTGATGCTCAATCTGTGTCCCGTTAGCGCATCTCAACCCAGTATAATGCAGCCAGGACCGCAATGTACCGTGCATATACAGCCTTGTAGGCGTGCTTAGGGGTAATACCTCCCTAGCGCACTCTTTAGCCACTCCAGCGGCCAGCATCTCGTCGTACAGCTTGTATGCCATATCGTATACTTGACTTGCTTTTATTTGGAAGTCTTGTTTTGTGTACGGATCAATGTCATCAATACTATTTTGTCTGTTCTTATGATCTTGACGACGTACACTAAGAGTATCGGGTTTACCGGTTACCCCAGCATAACGCTGGCTAAACTCTTGAAAGCTGAATGATCTGTGACGCAGTATTTGAGCTGCAATAGACCGTGTGGTATTGATCTCTACACACATACTGACCATCTCAAATGGTGACCAGTGTTGGTGTTTAATAAGATACTTAATCAACTTAGCACTGGTCTCAGTGTTGTTTTGATTATCGGGGTTTGATACACGTGCCATATACGACACTAGATCATCTCCATCCTGGGTGTAATGGATGAGTTTAACGGTGGACATACAGTAGTAAAAGTGTTTTAGCCGTCGCGGCTTGTATAAAAAATAAAAGAAGTTGTCTCAGTAATCTAGTTACTGCGGTGGTCTAAATAAAAGGGACTCCGAAGAGTCCCCGGTACAGAGGGTCCACCCTTCCCCCTGTATAAGGGTGGGAGCTGGCTAAACCCAGTTGTCAACACCGTTTTGAGAGTTGCCTCTAGCTTGCTGTCTTTGCTCTCTATTCATGTTAAATACCATGTGATTTGCAAAGCATTCTAGGTCATCTTCCCAATTCAAGATCATGTCGTTCCATTCATCACGTTTACGGTTAATGATCTCCTGCTGTGCTGACACAGAAAGGATGTCGGTGAAGTATTTGACGCCTTGTGCTAGGGCATCAATGCGGTCGTCGTGTCTAACTGCACCTTTTTCACGGCACATACGGCTCATCTGGTAGAAAAGCATGTATTCTAGTCGTTTTTCTGGTGCTGTGTCTGGGTTAGACGCGTAATCCCACTCGATAACGGACTTATCGACCACCAGGCGGTGCTGGTTGAGCACAGGCTCTAGTGTATCGATAATACGGTCTTCTTTACGCACGTTAGCCCGTGTTTCTTCAATAGCTACCGCTTGTTTTGTTTGTGCCATGTGTTTTTTGAACAATTCAGCAACGATGCCGTCACCAAAGTTAGATTCAATTAACAACGTCGTTACACCATACTTACGGCAACCCTTTAGAATGTCCAGTAACGTTTTGTCTGAGTATCCGTCCGTGTAAGCACGCATGTTGTGCAGGTACATGATACCGTTTCGTTGGCTGATAAAAGCTGCAACTGTCTCATCCGATCCTCTACCCGACGGGTCAACCGAGCATATTGTTTCGTTGTAAGGACCCCATTCTCCTTGGAGCTGCATTGGACCGTAGAAATAATCTCCAGGTAGTCCGACAGTTGGGAGTTCTTTGAGACACTTGGTTGGGTCTGAGCACCAGACCACGTTGTCAGGAGCG